AGTGATGCGTAGCGATGCGCGTCGTCCCGTGTCAACGGCACACGATAGTGCTGGAGTTTTGCACTCCACGGCGTGCGGATCAACTCCATCATCGCATCGAGATCGTACGTGTCCTGTTTCGCACCACGACGCAACAACCGCAGCAGCAAGTCCTTATCTTCGCGCCCATAGAACTCAAAGCGTTCGTCGAAGCCCCCTGCATCCATCAGCATCTCGCGTTTCGCCGTGATGACGCCGATGTAGCCGTCGGTTTGGGACCGCAGCACATCCGCTTGCGTCTCGTCGAGCCGTGTGCGAATCGTCGCGAAGAAATGCTCGTGTGGGAGAATGTCGGCCGCCGCAATTGTCACGTAATCGCCCATCGACACACGCAGCGATAGATTGCGTGCGTGCGCCATGTGGTAATGTGGACGCTTGCGATACATGACGTGTGAGATACGACTGCTGCATCCACGTAAGCGGATGATTTCAGGATAGATGAGTTCGTCGAGGGGTTCCTGCTCTCCATAGTCCACGACGACAATCTGTACGGGTGGACTCGCGAGGGCGGCTGCGACGACACGCGGAAGGGCCTGTGCGAAGTCGTCGTGCCGTTTATGAACAGGAATGGTATAGCTAATCAGCGAAGAATCAGGAATCGACACGTCACGCACTCCCGCCCATATGGTTCTTCTGCCAAATGACGACCACACTTACAGACATATCCAACAATCTGCGCAGGGTTCCCATACACTAATGCATGACGCGGCACGTCTTTCGTGACGACGGCACCCGCCCCAATCATGGCGTGTTCACCAATCGTAATGCCCGCGACAAGCACGGCACCGGCTCCGATAGACGCACCCTGTTTGATGTGCGTATACCAGACAGTCCAGTCACCCACCGCACGAGGATATTTGTCGTTCGTGAAGGTAACATTCGGCCCGACAAAGACTTCATCTTCGAGTGTCACGCCGTCGTAGACTGATACGCCGTTTTGAATCTTACAGCGATTGCCGATGCGTGCCCCTTTATCCACGTACACGTCTTTGCCGATGGTGCAGTCTTCACCGATAATGGCACCATCGCGAATGTGGGCGAAGTGCCAGATGCGTGTGTAGGCACCAATGTAGGCACCAGATTCAACGATGGCGGTAGGATGAATCGTGTTCATAAGCCATGCTTAAATCGAAGGAAGTCAATACAGTTCTTGATATGGTAGTTGCGCTGGTTGATTTGCTTCAGCACATCTTCGATGAACCGCAGCACTTCTTCCAGATACGCTTTCTTCTTCAGAATGTCCTGAATCGCGGCATCCCCCTCGATGTAGATGCCAACATTCGCGGACAGAATTTTCAGCGGCTGTGGGTCCCATCCCAATCGTTCACGCTCGGTGTCGTCCATCTTGCCGAGGAAGTATTCCCATTTCTGCCGATAGAGCAGTTTGTAATCGCTGTCGAACTTCTTGAAGCGCAGCCGTTCAAGGGTGTAGTACTTCCACCACTTGGCGTGCAACAATGGCACATTCCGTGCCGCGTCATCTAATGCCGACATGTCGAGGTCGGCGTCCTGTTTCCATTCGTCGAGATAATTGTCGAGCGTCATGCGCTCATTCTATCATAGATAGGTTTTCACTTCAAACGACGAACACGAGAACGTACAGGTGGTCGTCAGCACGGGCGCATCGGCATCCGTCGAGGTAAACTGCACGGCACTCATCTCATAGGGGAACACTTCGTCTAAGTGAATTTCTGCCACAATCTTGCTCGTATCCGGCAACAACACCATCATTGTGGCGCGTGTCTTTTCCAAATCGATGGGGTTCGCTCGGACGTTGCCGACCAGCGTGCGCTGCTTGTCACGAAACCGCGTCACTTCCTCAAAGTCGTGTGGAAAGCCGAACCCCTTCATCCAGTAATACAAGCTGAAGTAGTTCTTGAACTTCGCGTCGATGAGGTAGGTGACTTCAAAGGTGCCGTAGGACAGACGGTCGCCGGGATGGTGAATCGTGGAGAACGGATTCGTTTGCAAGGCCAATCCCGTGCTCACACTGGGAATGCTGGCAGACTGCACGAAGAACGACAAGTCCGGCAGACGCTCAATCTCAAACTTGAAGTGATTGGCATACAGCGTGTTCTGCGTTTGCTGAATCAGCGACGGTTCGTAATCTTGTGGTAGTTCCATAGTGGTATTTAGGGGGAAAAGAAAAAACCCCGTGGGATTTGCATCCCACGGGGCTTCGGTCCAGACGGTAGCGAGTCGTCTGTGGAACGTCTTACATCAAGTTGCGGACGTTGACGATGCGGTAGTACTGGTTCGCGCGGCTCACGATTGAACCGTCCGAGGTTCCATCCGCGTTGCTGAACGGGTTCGCAACCACGCCGTAACGTGTCTGGAATCCGATCTTCGGCTGGAAGCTGTTCGGGTCCTGAGCGCGGAGCATCTGGAGCGGCACGTACGGGCAGTAGAAGAGTCCTGCGTCATACGGGCTGTTACCACGATAGCCAACCACGAAGTGCTGGGCGTCGTTCACAGCGGTGTACGGGTCGATGTACACCTTGTAACGACCCTGAAGGGTACCGACGTAGGTCGAACCCGTGTCGTCCACCGTCAACTTCGCGTCATACGCGCTGTCGTAGTGGAGGTAGTCCGCAGCAGCAAGGGCACTCGCGACATCTGAACCGCAGAGCACGATGTTGCCCTTTCCACGACGGGTGGCCTTCGCGATAGCGTTGGCGTCACGCTCGATCTGGAAGAACAGACCCTTGAAGCGTTCCACCATCCAGCGACCGTCGGAGTCGGTGTCGAGGTCGAACACACCAGCCGTCGCGACGTTGTTGTTCGCACCCGTCACGGCGTTGAAGTAGATGGTACGGATGATCTCACGGTTGATTTCCGCAAGGATTTCCGCTGAGAGGATGTTCGCAAGCTCCGTCTCCGCGTCAAGACCGTGAACAGCCTTGAGGTCCTGTGCGATTTCAATCGTGTATTCAGCCTTCAGCTTACGGGTCTTGGCGGTCACCGTGACCTTGTCGATGCTGAATGCCATCTCTGGGATTGCGGTGTTACCCGACGTGCCCAACCCTTCACCAACGGTCGTCGAAACGCCACCAGCGTAGGTAAAGTTGGTCGAGTTCGACAACGCGGAAGTATTACCCGCAGGCAACGTACCCGTCTGCGAAGCCGGCGAACCGAGTCCAGCGGACGAGAATGCGGTGTTCGCCTCGTAGAAGAGCGCTTCGTCGCCACCCTGTGAGGTGTACTTGGACTTCATCGCGAAGATGAGGCCCGTCGGACCCGTCATCGGCTGCACACCGCAGAGGTCGTACGCGATGAGGTTCGGCATTGCACGACGAATCAAGGAGATCAAGATCGGATCAAAACCCTTGAGGTTCGTGGCGTTCGGGAACGCACCAGACTGGTTGGCGGGTGCATCTTCCGTCAACTGCTGTGCCTTCGCCATCTCGCGTGCCGTATTTTCGAGCATGACGGTCGTGACCTTCTTCTTCCACGATTCCTTGATCGCGGGAAGCTCTGGGTGGTCAATGACCTTTGCCCACTTCTGCTTTACGTCTTCGGTCAGAAATTCTGCCATTGTAGTTAACTCCCTGAAAAGTATGCGTGTCTACGACATCGCTTGGAAAGTATTTAGTAAAGTCGAGTGTTTACCAGTTCGACCGTACTGAACGAGAAATCACATCGGCAACTGCATCGGCTTCGCTCTTCACGCCTGTCTGTTCCTTCACCACCTGCACGTCCTCTTCGGGAAGACGCTGCACCTGAGATTCACCCTTGCCACCGAAGTAGCTTTCCTTCAACATGCTCAACTTCTCACGGAAGTCCTTCGCATCCACATACTCAGTGTTTTCGGCGAGCTTAGCCAGCTTCACCGCCTGCGTTTCACTCATGTTCCGAGCAAACTCCGCGACAATACGCTTCTTGTTCGCGGCTTCTGCGAGACGACGCAACTTCAGGTTGGACGAAGCGGACTCGTTGAGCTTGCTCTTGAGGGCTTCGACTTCCTGCGTCAACGTCTCCACCACATCCACCTTGCTGTCCGGCACGTCGATGTAGTGTTCCTTGAAGAGCGACTGCAAGCCCTTCAAGAAGTTCTCCGAGAGTTCGGTACGGAGGTTCTGCCGCACGGACACTCGGTTGTCATCCATCCACTGCTCCGTCACCACCGAGAGATAGGTGTTGAGACGGTCAGTGAGCTTCTGTTCGCTTTCCGCAATCTTGCGTGCGGTGCGCGCCTTGTAGGCTTCGTTCAGCTTGACGCTGATGTCGCGTGCGGTGTCCTTGATCGCGGACTCGAACAACGCGGCCACCTGCTTCTGCTGCTTGGCGTTGAAACCAGCGGACTCGAAGATGTTCGTCTTAGGCATACGAATCTTGATGCGGACAGACTCCGAGACTTCCTTCTTCTCGTCGTCATCTTCCTCATCCATCTTCTTCTCGTC